TTACGGTCGGCGACACCTTAGTACGCGGTTTTTGAGGACCGTGAAACCTTCTTCTTTTTCTTCTTGCGCTTCGGCGTTGCCGTCGAAGTGTATTTTCCTATAGCTGTTGCGAGGGCAGAGTTCATATCTCGTGCCTTGCAAGCTTAATATGCATTTGCTTCTCGGCGGCATGGAGCATGGGCCGCAGGTCACTCTTACAACCAACGGAGTCAAAGATGACGGTGTATGAGTCATCTTGATTCCGGGTCACTAAAACGCTCATCTTGGGCTTTTCCACTGGAGCCTTATCTGAAATTCCTTTTATACCCATTGTCCTTTAACCCCTCTTGGTTTGCCGTTGTCCACCAGCCCCCGCTTCTTCTGCTCTTCTCGATAGTGCTTGAGAGAGTTGACTACAACTGGCTCATGCCCGAAGTTCTCCACAACCCTCGGATATAAATGGTCTGTCGGCTTTGGGCCAGGAGATAACGTAAAGATCGTTTTGTGCCCGCATTTCGTACAAATAGGCCCATCCAATCTCGTAGCAAGACTCTTGTACTCTTCCAGCTTGTTCTCGCAGTTCAAGCACGTATAATCGTAAATCGGCATCGTAGATCAGACTCCTTTGTTCAAGAAACTTCTTCCCGGCTTTTAGCAATTTCGGTGACTCGTTTGTCATAGTTGTTCCATTTCACTCGAAGAAAGGTTGAGAGAAGCATTTCGACGCCAGTGGCGGCAACGTGCTCATCGTGATATGGGCAATCTGGATCGAAGCCAGCTTCGTCATAGGAGTTGAGTTCACCACCGGCCTCTCTCTTCTTCTCATAGGCTGTATCGAAAGCTTCAACCACATCGTAGCTCGCATTCTTATTATAGGTACATGCGAACGCTTCGAACAACTCATGGATGACATGGAGTTTGATGTAGTCAAGGTTCCCCAGGTCGCTGACGCGGACCTGAAGCACTCCTGCCTCATCAATCCACCACTCAGCCGTGGTGTTGAAACGCTGCTCCGTGTGTGGTATGACTTTGATATTGATATTCAGCAAGTCTTACTCCTTTGGTTGTCCAGGGCCGCCCTTGGGCAGTCCAGGCGCTCCAACGGCTTCAGCCGGGGCGTTCGGGGGACTTCCTGGTCCCATTGCTTGTCCAGGCTCTCCGCCACCTTCGTCATGATGCGGCTGGCCCGGTCGGAAGTCGGCCATTGAGGGGGCCTCCCCTGGCTTCGTTAGCAAGAGCCTCTCGGTGTCGAATTCCTCATAGCTGTCCAGGAGGATACGGGTCATTTCCTTCAGGTTAATCATCGGATTGCCTGCGAGCATGGAATAGAGCTTCTCGATCTTCTGTTGGTACTGTTCCTTGGTATGTGGAAGCGTGCTATTCGGGACGATCTGAATTGCATAGTCGCCCTGGAGGTCTTCGCCGGTCCACTCTTCCCACTTGGCCCCATCCTCGCCCACGTATTTAATGACTGTCGGAGTGTCCCAGAACTTGAAGACGAGCTTATTGATGTCATGGATGCTTCGTTCTATGAAGTCCGCGACTATATCTCGGCGCTCATCTGATCTCAACTGTGCATACTGGTCTATGATCTGTGCTTCGTGCGCCGTCTTTCTCTTCCCCATCTCCTGAGAGACTTGGTTCTTCCCGAGGGCCAGGATGTCTTGGATGTCATTTCGAAGCTCCTCACCCACTCGGTAGATATCTGGACTCATGGAAGACGTGATGGCCTGAATGTCCGTTCCCGGCACACCATTGATCTCCACCATCATCCCCGGCTTTCCGTCTTCAAACTTCTTCTTCTCTTCCGCAGGAAGGGCGTTCTTCCGGGCGACCCACTTTGTATTTTCCTTGCGCCTGTGAATCATCTCCTGGGTCTTAGCATCATTGTACTCAAGCTGCTGCTTCTCAATATACATAGCATCTGAGGTAGAATAATGCTCATCAGATACTGGATTAAAACAGAGCCGGTCATAGGGGAAGAAGTTAGAAAGACCCCACACGTCCTCAGTGCGTCGAAGAAATCCATCATGCCCATCTGCAATTACCATCACTTCATTATTTTCTTTGTCCCAAATCTCCCAGAGGCGAAGGCGGTCAACATCGCTGACGCCCTTTCCCTGCACGGTAGGCTTGGGATCATTTGCTTTCTCTCCGACCAACTTCGGACTGACGACTAACTCGCCGTCCTTGTCCTTGTCCAGCTTGTGCGACGCCTTTATATCTGAAGGAACGTCATAGCGATCATCAGCAAGAACATCGTCCAAGGGTCGGTAAAACTCTTCAATAACGTACTTTGCGGTATCGAGGGTTGGCCCCTCAATATCAGGATCAACATAAAATCGTCTAGGAGGAACACGGAGGAAAAAAGGAAACTCTTTAATAACGATAGTATTATATTCAAGCAATTCCTCTTCAGGCATTTCGATTCCGGCTTCCTCGAAGAGAGACTTCCAGAGGGAACCTTCTTCATCGTAGCCGAATTCAGAATCATAGCCGATCTTTCGGATGCCATAGTCATAAAGGAACGCATCCTGAATAATCAGCTTCAGCTGCTCTTTCACGCGCATCTCTCTCAAGAGCATGTTGTCCACGGCTTCAAGAATCTTTGCCTTCTGCGCGAAGCCTTCTTGGAGGGCGGTACATTCCACCACGGGATTCTTGAAGTAGAGAAACGGAACCATCTGTCGTCCGTAGGAATAAACAATAGGAACAGAGATGACGTCTTCTTTGAAGTAGCCCCGGTACATCTGCTTAGCATTCTTCCAGGCGTTCTTACGGTTCTCGCCATTTCGGAACGCTTCCGACAGTTTAATTCGCGTCTGCCACTTCTCGACTTCCTTCTTCTCTGCTTTGCCAACTTTATTTGACTTCGTCAGGACTGCCATCTCATTCCACCAGTTCTAGGTTGTCCTTGAAATATTTTTCAGCTACATACCACTGATCGGCATGATTCTTTGGATTACGAGCAATCATTCCACCAAGAGCGGGAGTATCTTCTTTATTGACAGAGATTAGAGAAAGATCTTCTCCAGGACTATAAGGGCGCATTTCTGAAAGTCCAATCCTTCTATACTTTTTCCACATTACACCCTCACGCCAATTTCCTCAAGTGCTTCGATCTCTTCGAGTGCCTTGTCGATCTGGCCGATGGTGTCTTTTTCCAGCCCTTGACAATTAACGCTATCCAGCTTCTCTTTGATTCCACCAATGACTTTATCAAGGCTGGTATCACATCCAATAAGAGTGAAGCCGTTATCTTCACCACGTACTGCGTAATAATGACCATCATATTTTGCACACCGTTCCAGTTTCACATGCTTCCGGTCGTCTTCAGCGCCTTCCAGAATCGCCCAGGCTTTCTCTGTGTAGTGCGTCAGGACGTTGCACATGCCCACGTAATCACTCACTGGCTCAAGTTCAACTTGCTCCCCATTTGCAATGCCGTAGATCACTTCCGAGTAGTTCTTGATACTCTCTGTATAGATGAGAGAAAGCGGATACGGATATCTGCACGTCATGTCAATGAGATACGCTTTAGAAGCGCTTGGACAGCGGACTTCGACAGATATGGCTCCCCGGTAGTTATAAGACTCCAGCAGTTTAGACAGTCGATACATGACATTGGACAGGATTCCAGGAAGATCGAAATCATATCGCCCCAGATAGGCGTATTCATGTTCGAGACCCCATAGACTCGGCAGAATGAAGTCACTTCCAGTGAAGAACCCGTCGAAACCAATTTCTGCTCCATCTATCTTTTCCTCCACAATGAACTCGAAGTCGTCCTTAAAGGGGCCGAAGTCGAACTTCAGTTTGTGAATCTGCTGGTCCACCAGGAAGAGCTTGTCTGCAACGAGAGACTCCATATCACCGCGCACTACATCAAACTTCACGACTACTTCTGGATGCTCTGCCAGATACTCTTGGAGCTTTCCACAGCCCTTGATCTTCACAGTCTTCTGTGTAGGCAGCCCAAGCTCCTTCTGGATCTTCCGCATCAGCATCCGGTCGGCCTCAAGCTCTTCTGCAAGCCCAGCGCCAAAGACTCTGTAGCCATGTTCTCGCAAATCGTGCGCCAAGTCCCCAGCGCCTTCCGAGACGAAATAGAAGAGATCTACGTTTTCTTTGTCGCGCATAAACTCTTGTATACGTGTGACCCCCTCCATTCCCTTGCCGATGGACCGCTCATCAAGAGTCGGCCCCAGCTTCTGCCAGGGCGAGTAGTATTCTACTATTCCGAAGTCTTTCGCAAGGCGGACGGCATGCTCAACACCGTGACCGCCACTGTCCCAGACGCGGGCTTTCATTCCACTGAAGTCCATTATTTCTCAATATCCCGTCTGGCGGCTCCGCTCTTCCAGTTCTTCTTCTCTTTGACATCGGGCGTTCCACAGTTTACCATCTTAAACAAACCTTCATGCCCGACGAGATTTGGAGAGAGTGTAGTATGCGCTCCACCACCGAGGGTGACAGCTTTCCCAGCGCCCCCATGAGAAGCTTTTTTCTTCTTCATCTTAATTGTCCTTGTTCCCTTTGCCAGTTACCCAGCCGCCGCCTGCCAGATCTGGCCCTTCCATCGCAAAGTGTTTCTTCGTTCCCTTTCCTTCGGTCTTCCCGAACTTAGGGGACTTTCCACCTTCTACCAGTCCGCCCCGCGCGTCATTCCCCTGAACTGGAGAAGACATAGGGAGCTTGTGGTGCTTTACTTTCGCATCCGTGTAAGACATTCTCTTCCTCCTTAGACTTTCTTTACGTCAGCAACTACGGCCTTGGCCGCAGCTTCAACCTGTGCAACTTTTGCTTTAAGCTTCTTTCCAACCAAAAGACCAATCCCGAAGCCGAGAGCAAGACTGATAGTCATTTCCAATAACGTATATTCCATCATCCCTCCACAGTTAAGAAGAGTTGCCTCTCCTTTTCTCTTCGTGCAGCTAAATCTTCATTCACTTCTCCGTTTGCATAGACCCACTTCTTGAACTCCCCAGAGGCTCCGATGTAGTTGCTCTCATTAAGGAGCTTCAGAAGTGTGCTTCCCTTGAAGTGCCCCTCTCCCTCATTGAAGGTAAAATCCACCAGCGCATCGAACTGATTCTGAGAAAGGGGAACTTTCACGGAGGCTGTCACAACTTCTTCGGCCCACTCAAGGTCGCTCTTCAGTAGTAGCTCCCCTTGCTCATAGAAGATGGTCGGCGGGAACCGTTCACCGAGTTTTACTAGATGTCCATAGCCGATGGTATCATGTCCGGCAACATCTTTATAGACATGATCCACCCAACCTTCTTGTGCTTTCACAAGGGAGAGGCCAGTTAGAGAAATCTTCATTTCGCGTCCCTATTTTTGCTAGTGTCCGTGTACTTCTCAAAGGTTCTGAGAGAACCCAGGCCGAGCATCCCGCCCATAATGGGCATCATCTCAGCCAGATCCATCTTGGGAATAATGACGGGGTGTCCCATCAAGGTTGCAACCCAAGATACCATTGGACCAATAACGTATTGCCAGCCGAAGGCCGCCCCGCAGACCCAACCTATGAAGGGCCGCCAGCCAGCGATGAAGACGTTCTGACTCTTGGCTTCCTCCAGATTGATATTGAGTTGCCCGAGAACTTGGTCAAGTTCCCCCTTCTGTCCCATCTCGACAATGGCAGCCTTGGCCGCATCTTTGGCTTCTTGAACATCAAGCTTCTTATTGGCGTCAGGGAAAATCTTCCCCACAACCGTAGTTACGAGATCACTAATAGCACTGACCGGATCAAATCCCATCAGATCTTCCTTCCTTCGAGGAACTTTGAAAAATCATCATAGTCGGATAGCTTCTTTACTGGAAGCAAAAGGCCCGTTGGCTTCCCCTGCTTCGTGAATCCCACGTCTTCATAACTATCTGTCACATGCGTTTTCTTTGCATCGAACTTCGCAAAGCCCTCGGGCGCATAGGATGCTTGAATCGCCACAATAGAGACCTTCTCTTCAAGCATCACGACCAGCACGAGGACATCCACGGTAGCATCTTCATTCATCAACTCCATCACCTGCACTGCATTTCCATTCTCGAATCTCTTTGAGCCGAGCACATTCGCTTCAAACTTATTAAAATCTGGAGCCTTCTCTGGCAGGGTCACACAGATATTCGCAGTCCCGATGCAGAGCTTCTTGGTCCCTTCCGTATAGCTAGCCCAACCCCACAGGGGCAACACCAACATACTTAATAGGACCGCTAACGAAAGTAACCTTTTCATCTCTTACTCCTCTTCTTCTTTATTTGGTGAAGTTTCACCAGTCCATTATAATTCTGTTGATATCTCAATAATTGATCCAGCACCCTGGCTAAGAAGATACATAAGACCCACGGTCGTCATGCTTGGTGTAGTTCCACTACAGTAGATAGGAGCGTAGTCCTTTGATTGTGAGGTTATCCCTATCGTCGTTGGAGCAGTACCCCAGGTAATAGCTGCACCTGATCCTGGTTCATTTAATTGCCACTGATTGGACCCTGGTCCACCAGACGAATTTTTATATGTACCTAAATTTGTCACAACAATAGTTGGACCAGCACGCATAGTAACCGGGAGTCTTACAAGCGCTATCCAGGTTCCCCCAGAAGATGAAATGAAAAATGGTACGCTACTATTTCCACTACTAACACATAAGCAATACCGTTGGCACAAAGCAAGTTCTTGCTCATATGGTCTTAACTCAAACGGAGTAGGCACAGAGCCAAGTTCAAGTTGAACCTGTCCAAGAGTCCCCGAACTTGCACCATTCCCAAACTCCACTGACATCGTTGTTCCAGCCGTTTGCCCCGTGATTGTAATTGGACTTGCTGCATAAGATCCTGCTGGGGTTGAGCTATTAATGGCATATCTGGCCTGGGCGGTTCCGGTCCAGGATAGGATATATGTCCCTCCGTAAACCATCTTGTCTTCAACGACCTGAATGATGGTCTTGTTTGCTGCAATCGTAATTGTGGTCGGGCTGGCGAGTTGTGTAAAAGAATAATCTCCCCCTGCCGCACCGGCCTTCCATCTATCATGTCCATAAGCAGCAGCCGCAAGCGTCGCGGCAGAAACATAGACACGCTGATTGATTGTAAAACCACCGTTAATGACAATATTTCTTCCGGGCATATTAGCCAACCCAGAAATATCCGCCTGGGCAAGAGATAAGCTTCCCTTGAACGTGGGATAAGAAACACTAGATAAGTTTTTACTCCCACCCGTGACAACCGGCTCTGAAGCAGTTAATCCTGTATCAGTTATGGCCGCGAAGGTCGGGGAATCTCCAGTATTTAATCCTTGGTTAAAAGGATCAAGGGCCTCGAAGCCATAGAGTTTAGAAGTCAGGGTTGTTAGTATTCTCTTCTCAATAATCTGAACGGCGGCGGTGTTTAAGAGATAAAGACTGTAAGTAACACTTGCCGTGTCTGCATTGTAGATCGAGATGCTCTTGATTATCCGTCGATGCCCAGAAGCAGGGGCCGCCACAAGTGTCACCGGAGTCGCATTATTCAACGTCCCATCATTCGATCCCTCGGTAAAGGTTGTTCCGTCCGTATCCGCGTAGGCCACGGTGAAGATGGGTTGATTGGCACTTACGGCACCAGCAAGAACAGCCACTAAAGATTTATTTACTGTGTCGAGAATTACCATTTATATTCCCATCCAAGATCGTTGAAATGCTGGAATTAAAGACGTTTTAGAAGGAAGTGTAAGAGTAAGTTGCTGTCCAGAAAGAGCAAGGGCTGGATCGCTTCCTGCTCCAAGCGTTACCGCTGCATGCTCCAGAGAGACTGCTGTATTCCAAGCCGCAATCAACAAAGCAGTAATTCCAAATGCAGGAGAAGCGGCGAAGACTGGATCTGTCTCAACAAGGATGCCGCCCGGTATTCTCGGGGTGATCGGCCCACGGTTAATATCCATTACGCTCCACCGCCAAAATATTCTATCTGCACTGTTGCGTCTGCTCCAACCGCCATGAGGGAGCAGTTCTTAATCGCCGTGACATTCAGGATCTCAACGATGTCGTTTGCCTTGATGAGAAGGCCGTCAGTAGCACTAGCCGCCCCGCCATCTACCTTCATTCGGATGTCGTTCGTCTCCAGTGTGAAGATGACCGCTCTAACCGGGACGCCTAAATCGGGAATCGTAAACCCAACAGGGCTGCTAGATACTGTAAGCTTCTGAAAGCCCAGCGGGGAATAGTATGTAGGAAATGCGCGTATAGACGCCATATGCTGTCTTGCTTCTCCCTTCGAATGATGTTGACGCCGTGGCTCATTTACATCCCTCCACGGACTAGGGCCACATGCTCCGCTGTAGTCTTTGTCACTTGCCCTATAAGGGGATAGCCAAAATCTACCTGTAATACGTAAGTCGCAGCAGAAGTAGAAGAACTATGAACAGTGGAACTGGGCCAGGATGGAAATGCCGTTCCATTTGGGACGGCGGTAGCAGGCTGCACGTTCGATAAACTAAATAATTCAAAAACGTTAGCAACTCTCCAATCCGAATAGCCCGCTAGGGCGGCCGTATTGCATTGAGCACAATAGGTGAAGATGTCAAAGATCTTGGTCGCATCATACCAGGGCATCTTGCCATCACTTGCTGCTCCCATCTTTCCCGATACAGTATTACTCCACATTAGGCCCGTTCGAAGGTCAAGAGCACAGTGGTTGCTATGCGCTTCTCTCTTTGAGAAATTGATCGCATGAGCATCAAGTGCGCGTGTCGTTAGAACATTCGGCAGAGTCAGCGTGATAAGATTGGTCGCCACTGTCGCTGCTACCCATCCTGTAGTCGTGTTGTTGTTTCCTGCATCTGTGGCGTTTCCAATGATAATGACGTCTCCAGCAACGAAGAGAGTCGTAAAGTCAAGTGTGACACTCGCAATGGTATCAGCCAAGGCGCCGTTGTTGGAAAATGAAATATCTGAAGTCGGAGAAGTATAATGCAGAAGGTCAATGTTCTTTGTGCTAGCATACTGGCCAGCAGTCAAAAGCGTGTACACCTTCGCTATCCCCTTCTGATAATAGCCATCATCTAACTTAGAATTATACTGAGCCGTCTGCCCCGTCTTCAGAAGCTGCCCACCGTAAGCAAAGGGACTTCCACCACTTCCCGGGACTCTGCTCCGCCTAATCCGCAGAAGGGTTGAAAAGAGTTGTGTAAACATCAATTCCCTCCAGCGTAGTAATGCACCATCAACTGTGCATTCGAGGCCGCACAGATTGCTTGGAAGTTCGAAATGTTATCCACATTATCAATCTCCAAGACATCTCCATCGAAGAACCTCAAGCCAACTGAAGTCGTCGGCGCCGAGCCGTCCATTCTGATTCGAATCGAATCCCCGGGCGTCGCGGTCTCCACTGTAAGCTGAACCGCCCGTACTTTCATCGTGCCAGTGAGAGTAGGAAGCGTAAAAGCAACCGCCGCCCCACTCGTCACTGAGAGGTTTTGAAAACCCACGCATGAATAAAAAGTTGGAAAATTCTTTACACCTAACATTTATTTCTCCTCCAGTTGATTGTAGAAATCTCTTGTATCTCTGTAATACTCATTTAAATTATGCTGAAGCACTCTCCCTACCGGGCGGTGCTGCTTCGCAACTTCCATCAGTATGTTGTCTATGCTCAACGGATCATCCATCATGGACTCAAGGGCGATCTGTGGCATGATGGTCGCTACCTGAAGCTGATATGCGAGGGCGTCCTTGAGATCATCATTCTTCACTCGCTCGAACAACTCGTCTTCTAAATCCGCCGAGTGTCCCTTTCGCAGCCACACAGATCGGTTACTAAATCGTGGTATGAGTGCTCGGATCCGCATAGTCTTCTTAATTCTGGTGTCCGTCTTGAGTTGTACAAAGGGGATAAAGCGGCCCGTTCGCCGCATCTCCTCTTCCGCAAAGAACCGAATTGTCTTCTGATACGCAACTTCTTCTACTCCGAAGGAATGAGTCGTCGGATACCGATCCATAAGAGTGAACATCATGGAGATCATCTCTCTCGGATTCATCCGCTGCTTTATGGTCTCAAGCACGTACCAATCATTATTACTGTCAACGCCCACCACAGTAAAAGCAGTGAAATCGCCGTCGGCATCTCTGATCCCCCCAGGATCACACGTAATGCTGATCTCAAGGGCCGTCGGGGGGACTTCAAACCACTGAAGATGATCCCTGCGAAACATCGCATTGATGCCACCATGTGGGTCGCACATGTACTGGCAGAAGAAGAGGTCATCGTTGGAGAGACGCTTTCGAATGCGCACCAACTTCTCCCGAGAGAATCTCTCAGGAAATATAGGTTGACCATTTTCCCAGTCGGGCTTACCATTTGCATCTTCAAGAGAGTGTCGGATGTATACACCATACTCAGGGTCTTTGCGTTTGATTGAATATACGTCAAGTTTGCTCCAAGGGGTACCCACGACAAGTTCTTCATTACTGGGGTCTTCTGGATCGTCGAAGAGGGGGACTGTTCCCGCATCCCATTCAATAACTTGGTCAATGAGTTCTTGAGTATTGGTATTAACATCGTTGCAAATATCATCTTTCAAGATCTTCGTATAATGCCGAGAAGGGAGCGCCGTCCCGACGCCCGCCGTATCATACGTCGGCTCAGGATAGTGCTCCGTTCTCTTTACAATCGCCTCGCCTTTACTCCAGGTCGTCTTGTTGAACTCGGGGATGTGTTCTTTATATACCCATCTGAACAGGGCGTTCTGTTCATACTGAGCCTCGATCTGGCGGAGGAAGCGTTCGGCGTTCGTTGCTGTTGCACTGACAATCAAAACTCTTTCATTCGGATTCTTCAGAACCCATTGGATCGAGCGGCCCTTGGTCGCAATGGTGCTCTTATAATGACCACGTGGAATTAAAATCAACTTCCGAGAGAATCGGGGGTCTTCGACAACTGAGCAGACTTCCCGATGTAAATGCGGCGTTAATCTATCAAAACCGAGAATTACTTTACAAAGGAAGTAGAGATTCCTTTTTCCTAGCTCCGCCACTCTCTGTCTGAAGTCTTCAATCTTCCCACTCACTTCACTCTCTTAATCTTCTTCACACAGCCGGTCGGTATAGCAATGACTGAACAGAACCGCCCGTCCGGGTCTCTATAACTCTGTGCCAAATAGATATATCCCAGCCGGGTCTCAATCAGCCGTCCCATGCTGCTCATCAGTCCCGCCTGCTTCGTCAGCTTGAAGTCATAGTCCTTCGCGTCCTTCCAGCCCTCAGCCTCAGCAATGGAGTCTTCCCAAATAACCTCAACCTTAGTTCCGCGCTTCATCTTCATGATGTAATTCCATATGGCAGCAATACACTTCTCTCTATTTGCAGCATAGAACTTCCTATCCTTTTCACTCATTCTTAGGAAGCTCTTCAGGACGATCTAACATTTTCTTTGGAGAGTATGGTAAGTCAAGCTCTTTCATCAGAGAGTCCAGGCGTGGCAGCAACTCTGCTGGCACTTCCGCACTGAGGCTCAGACTTGCACTCTTGGCGATGGCCGCCGCATGCCCCTGGTCGAGAATGTCTCTCGCACTCTGACGTCTGATAACGGCAGGGTTGTTCTTATCCTGCATGATCTCCACAGAGACATCAATAGCTGCCTTTGTCCCCTTGAGAATCGTCTCCCGCAGATCGTCCTCATATCTCCTACGATACGCCGCAAACGCCGTCTTGAAGAGAGAAGAGTTCACAATCGCACTCAGCCAACTCTCCGAGTAATTCAGCGCTTCTGCTATCTCTTTCTGCGACCAGTCAGGGTGAGCAATTATTAAATCCATTATGCTGAAGTGCTTATTTCTCAAAACCTGAATATCATCCATAGAAGTTCAAACCCCAATTTGTTTTTATACTATACTCCTTTCTTATAAAAATGTCAAGCTCGGCTAGCCTTTGTCTAAAAATTTGTTCAAATATTCCGACCACTTGTGAGTACATTCAGGGGGGAGGAGGGGTGCTGGTGGGCTCGGCCCAAAGGCCCAAGTGTGCAACAATACTATGTACTTACAACCTACCTACGAATATGCTGAGAAAAAACTTGGCACGATTCTTGCTTGAACTGTAGAAGTTTGGATTTGGATTTGGATTTAGGCAGTCGGATGGCTGACCCCTGGGGTCAATTCCTTGACAGCGGGCGGCCATCTTCTTTAATTGCAAAAGCCGTGCCAGCGTCAAGAGTTTGACTGATGCAAAATTGACACGCCTGATTTTAAAGGCCTTTTTCTTTGGCACGGAAACTGCTCGCTAAAAGCCTGTTTTCGCGGGTGGACAGCCACCCAGCAAGAATCGACGGACGCGGAGGGATACAAAATGCAAGAATCCAGAACATACAGCATCTTC